CACTCTGACATCACTGAAGCAATTCAAGTTGAGATGGATAAGATTGCAAGGTATGATGATCAAGTAAATGTTATAAACAAATATTTTAAATCAAGTTCTACTATGTCAGACATAGACAGAAGATCTAGTGAGGTATAATGGAACCAAACAGAGGTAAATTAAAAGTATTGGTCATGGCTCTTAAGGAGATTGTGGAAGAGTTAGAGTCAGAAGTTTATTCTGATACAGATCAATACAATAATGCTGCTGCAGCATTCTCTTCAGTAGACCCAACCCAAACATATGATGAGGCATTTAATGATGACGACGGGTACGCAGATTAATACTTATCATAAGTATATAAATTTACCTTTTACTATTGCTCCGCTACCTAACTTTAGTCAGCAGGGTAATAAAGTATTGCATTATTATATTAATGACTATCCATTCTATCCTATGGAAGAGTGGTTCAATGATCTAGGACTTACTTTATTTCTGAAGGAAGTATTCTACACACCACCCTTCAGTAAGATACCTATTCATACTGACCATGCAAGTTATACTAATCATGCAAAGATTAATATGACATGGGGACCTGATGAAGGGGTGACACAATGGTGGAAGTCTGATAAAGTGGTTAAGAAATCTATGCAAGGTACTGGTGAGTACACTAGTGAAGCACACCATAACTTATGGGCAGAGGAGAAGGATTGTGAATTACTTTATGAAGCAAACACTAACCGTCCTAGTCTAGTTAATGTGGGTGTACTTCATGGTACAAACAACCCTACACCACAAGGAAGATGGACTCTATGTTTTGTACCTGTTAATCAAGCAGGTCAATTTATCCATTGGAATTCTGCACTTGAAATTTTTAAAAATTACTTAGATGATTAAATTAATAAGTGTTACTCCTGACGCTGAGAAGCACATGGCATACACTGCTCGTGTGAGCAACCCTAAGAACCAAGAGAACGATAACTTCGCTGGTCTTCTTAAGTATTGTATTAAACATCAACACTGGAGCATCTTTGAGCATGCTCACATGACTGTTGAGATTAACACATCATTAGCAATTGCTACTCAGATTTTAAGGCATAGGAGTTTTACATATCAACAATTCTCTCAGAGATATGCTGATAGTAAAGAACTACAGATAGAGATCCCTGCTCCTGAGTTACGTCGTCAAGATACTAAGAACAGACAGAACTCTATTGATGATATTAACCCTCGTGATGAGGCATATATGCAAGCAACTATGGAGGAACATTTCGCTCGGAGTCTTGAGATATATAATAGTATGTTGGAGTATGGGGTTGCTAAAGAGTGTGCTAGAATGGTACTACCACAAGCAACTCTAACTCGTCTGTACATGACTGGAAGTGTTCGTAGTTGGATACACTATATCGACTTGCGTTCTGCTCATGGTACACAGAAGGAGCATATGGAGATCGCTGAACAGATTAGAGATCTTTTCATGAAAGAGTTCCCATCAATAGCACAAGCAATGGAGTGGAATTAATGCCTGTATACAGAGACTACGAGATTAGAATCAATCTAAATGAACTAATCGAAAAAAGAATACCATGTTGTGATCTATTACATCCTGATCATTGCTTCTCAGCAGATCAGATAGCACAGATAGCACATGATATTAATATGGACTTGGATTTACATCCAGTCTATCATCAGATTGATGAGCATATCATGAGGTATGTTACTGCTGCTGGTATAGATAACACTGAACATTGGGTTGAAAAAAAACTACCTGACCTTGAGGAATAATCATGGCAATTTATGATGATGTAAAAATTACTATCAACTTAAATGAGTTGGTAGAGATTAGAACAAAACTCTTGACTCAAAATGAAGATTACTCAAATGCAGTAGCAACTGGTGAGTATCTTGATAAAAATGATATAGATAAACTTGCAACTCAACTAAGAGAAACTTTGACATGGGATACCCTTTATTACATGATAGATGGTGCGATACTAGATTACATGGGTCTAAAAGATCCAAACCGTCCTCACTATGGTGAGAGGAGTATTGAATCTATTGATGTGACAATGGAGAAGGAAAAGAAAGAAAGAGAAAAAGAGTTTAAGAAAAACTTTGATTTAGTAGACTTAGAAGGAGGATCATGGACGATTCAAGTACCCGTAAGGAAGAAGAATTAAAGAAACCATTCCCACCATTTCCTGGTTCAGATATTGTCAGGAAGTATACTGATGTGGATGGTAAGTATAAGTACACCGAGATTGAATCTATGTTAGATTTTATTTCACTACACGACGGAGAATAAACATGGCAACATACCCTGTAGTTCATAAAGAAACTCGTGAACAAAAAGAAGTTGTAATGAGTATCCATGACTGGGATCAATGGAAGATTGATAATCCAGAATGGGATAGAGATTACTCTGATCCATCTACAGTGCCTGGTGTTGGTGAAGTTGGTGAGTGGAGAGATAAATTACACAATAAGCATCCTGGATGGACTGAAGTCCTTAAGAAGGCAGAGAAAGCAGGTGGTATTCAGGGTCGTTTAAACAATAGAAGATAATTCTAAATAACTGTACGTAAATCATCACATTACTGTATGACAAGGAAAAGAAGGACTGAAACACAACCTATTGGGGTTGGCATGACTGCCAAACAAAAGAGAAGGAAGAAACCAATTAACGCAGACTTCCTAAGAGATATAGAACCTCTTACAGATAACCAAGAAGAGTTGTACCGTTGTTATAAGAATGATCAGAACTTAGTTGCCTATGGTGCAGCAGGTACGGGTAAGACATTCATTACACTTTACAATGCATTAAAAGATGTATTAGATCCTCAGACTCCTTACGAAAAAATATACATTGTTAGATCTCTTGTTGCTACAAGAGAGATTGGGTTTCTTCCTGGTGACCATGAAGATAAGTCTTTATTATATCAAATACCTTACAAGAACATGGTGAAATACATGTTTGAGATGTCCACTGATGCAGACTTTGAGATGCTCTATGGAAATCTTAAGACTCAAGGTACTATATCTTTTTGGAGTACATCATTTATCAGAGGTACTACATTTGATAATGCAATCATCATAGTAGATGAGTTCCAAAACTTGAATTATCATGAGTTAGATAGTATAATAACAAGAGTTGGTGAGAACACCAAAATATGTTTCTGTGGAGATGCTTCCCAGTCAGATTTACAGAAGACAAATGAACGCAATGGAATCCATGACTTCATAAAAGTATTGAGGGTAATGCCTTCATTCGATATGGTTGAATTTGGTTTACAAGATATTGTACGTTCAGGTCTCTGCAAAGAGTATTTAATTGCTAAAAATGAGTTAGGTATGTAGTGTGAATTTTAAACATGTAAATTGTGATCTTCCTAAACTCTCAAGAGAAACTATAGATGGAGTTCGATACTATTCAGTTCCTGATAAGGACGAACTCCTCAAATTAGTTTCTATAACTTCTGTTACTAGTCATCATAACAAAGATATCTTTGTGAACTGGAGGAAGAGAGTTGGTGAGGAAGAAGCTAATCGCATTACAAAGAAGGCAACTAAGCGTGGTACAGATATGCACACGCTTACAGAGTATTACTTAAAGAATGAGGATCTCCCTGAGGTTCCTCCTATCTCTGAGATGCTATTTAAGATTGCCAAATCTAAAATAAACCTTATAAATAATGTATACTCTTTAGAGGGTTCTCTCTATAGTAAGGAACTAGGAATTGCTGGAACCGTTGATTGTATTGCAGAATATAACGGTGAGTTAGCGATAATAGATTTTAAAACCTCTAAAAAACCTAAGCCAAGGGAGTGGGTCGATCACTACTTTGTGCAATGTATGGCATATGGTTGTATGTTATACGAATTGACTGGTATTATGATTAAAAAACTTGTCATTATAATGGCATGTGAAAATGGAGAATGTATTGTTTATGAAGAGTACGACAAAGCCAAGTACATTAGATTACTCACCGAGTATATTAGAGAATTTATTCAATTCAAGCTGGAGAACTATGCCAACTAAAGTAGTAGACCCTAAGTTCGAGAAGGCTCTGGAGAAGAAGTTTTTCTGTCCAACTAAATTTGCACAAGAGATTGAGACTCTTGTGTTAGATAACAAGAACATGAACTATATTGATGCTATAATTTTCTTCTGTGATTGTAATAGCATCGACTTAGAATCTGTGCCAAAGTTAATATCTAAACCATTAAAGGAGAAGATTAAGTTTGATGCAACAGAGTTAAACTTTTTAAAACGCACTTCCAGAGCGAAATTGGTTTTTTAATTCCGAAAAAGTCGGAAAAAACATCGAGGGCATTTTTCATGAAATACCCCTTTCAAGATTATGACACCTTTTGAAGTCTATAAAACCTATGTCTCATTAAAGAACCACTTTACTAAAGATAAGTATGATTATCATAAGTATGCTGGTAAAACTAGAGCAACCTTAAATTCCTTTTATAAGCGAAAGGATCGTTTTTGGTTTGAAAAGTTGAGTCGCCAAAAAAGCGAAAAACAGATAATTGACTTTTTTGTCTCAAATTTTGTATCTTCGGGAGATCCGCAATCTTTGTGGATTGGTGATATTATCAGAGATGGTGAAAAGAACTATAATTCGTGGAATAAGAGAAATGAGTCTTTGGCGTATTTTTTTAAAACTGAGGTAGAATCAGTTATTGACATAAAACAGTTTGATGAGATTTTTCAGGTTCATGGCACTTCTCATCCATTATTGTTAAAGGAGCATTTACAAGGAAATCTGTCATTAGAGACTATGGTAATACTTGACAAGATATTGGGATATAAGGTAGATTTTGATAAAAAGTTAAAAGATCCAGTTTGGCAATTAGTATCTCAGAATATGAATAAGTACAGTTCTTTCCTAAATATTGATGTATTTAAGTTTAGGAAAATCTTAAAGGAGAGTGTTACATGAGCTTTTTTGATTCTGAGGTTGTACGTGCTGAGGTTGCTCATATTGCAGAAATGCAAGAAGAGATCTATCAGAGTGTTTGGAAATTTGCCTCTTTTAGTGATGAGGAAAAGCTGAAGCATGTAACTATTTTACAAGAGCTTTTAGAGAAGCAAAGAGTATTATATACTAGGTTATCTTTGTCTGATGATCCTGAAGCTAAAGCAATGAAAGATAATATTATGAGAGGTGCATCATCTCTTGGTCTTCCAAAGGATGTTGACATGTCAGTAGTTTTTGGTAATATGGAGAAGTTACTTGCACAGATGAAGTCGCAGGTAGAGTAGATATAGGTCCCGAATAAGACCTTATAAACTGTTCACACAAGCCGAATACAATCTAATACGGAGAATACGTATGTCTTTTGCTAAATTAAAAAAGCAATCATCTTTAGGTTCCCTTACCCAAAAATTGGTAAAGGAAGTTGAGAAGATGAATAATGGTTCTGGTAATCAGGACGAACGTCTCTGGAAACCAGAGATGGACAAAACAGGTAACGGATACGCTGTTATTCGATTCCTACCTGCTCCAGACAGTGAAGATCTACCTTGGGTAAAAATGTACTCACATGGGTTCCAAGGACCAGGTGGATGGTATATTGAGAATTCTTTAACTACCATTGGTGGTAAAGATCCAGTATCCGAGCACAACAGAGAGTTGTGGAATAGTGGTAATGAGGACGACAAAACGACAGTGCGTAAGCAGAAGCGTAAGCTCTCTTACTACGCAAATATCTTTGTTGTAAAAGATCCTACAAATCCTGCAAATGAAGGACAAGTAAAGCTTTATAAGTTTGGTGCTAAGATCTTTGATAAGATCATGGCAGCAATGCAACCAGAGTTTGAAGATGAAACTCCAATTAACCCATTTGATTTTTGGCAAGGTGCTGATTTCAAATTGAAGATCCGCAAAGTGGATGGTTATTGGAATTATGACAAATCTGAGTTTGCTGCTGCTGCGCCTCTTCTTGACGATGATGACGCAATGGAAGCAATTTGGAAGAAGGAATATTCCCTTCAAGCACTTGTTGCTGCCGATCAGTTTAAATCATACGAGGATCTAAAGAAGCGTTTAGACTATGTTCTAGGCATTAAAAAACCTGCCTCACGTCCAGTATTGGATGAAGAAGCAGGTGATGACGAACCTCGTGGTTCTTATAAGCCAGACTTTGGTTCTCGCAAGGAAGAGAAGGTTCCTGTAGCAGCAGCTCCTGCCTCAGCAGAGGAAGATGATGATGCTATGAGTTACTTCCAGAAACTTGCTGAGAGTTAACTTATTCATATAATCGAGGGTTATCTGCCTTCTTAAGGGTTCTACTCATGTATTGAGTGGAACCTTTTTTATATTCCATCATTCTTTCAATATCGTCTAAAATAATTGATAGGTATCTTGGTTTAAGTACAAAGATCTCTCTCTTTTTATCTTCTACTTGTTGCTCATGTTCTATATTGGTAATTGGTCTTGATGTGTCTCTACCACTTTTTTCCACTAAAGACTCTATATTTGGATCATTGTAGATTGTTCCATAAGATAATCTTCGTTTCCAATTA